CGCAAGTCATTACACCCACTGGAGAGGACGTATCCATAGAGGTGCATGGCTATAGAACTAAACGCAAAGAGCAGATAGAGCTTGGGCATGCCGTTGATATTAAACGAGCAGTCCAGCTTAGACTCAAAGGAATGACCTATCCCGATATAGCCAAGATCATGGGAGTAACTAAACAGGCAGTCCATAAAGCGCTCTTACCTTTAGCGAACATACTGGCTAAGACTGAACATTTACCGGCCTACCAAGCTAATAAAGCTGATATCATTGATAATCTCCAAGCTGAGATGGCCCGTAACTTAGTTGATCCCGAGAAAATCAAAAAGGCAACGCTCGGTAACGTAGCCTATGCAATGCGCCAATTGAACGATATCGGCAGGCTTGAGCGCGACTTGTCCACTTCAAACGTAGCCTACGCCGATCTAACCAAGTCTATCGATGAGATAGATAGTGAAATCAGTACCATACAAGGTAACACCCTCCCCCAACAATCGCCAGAATCAGCTATCGATAATGAAATCACCCTCCTTGAATCACAGCTCACCCCTGATAAACCCGCGTAGTTACTGGGTCTAACAACAAATTGTAATAAGTTAAGATTCGCTATTGGCCCTGGTTCTGTGCGCCAAGAGCCAGTAAAAGGCAGGCCATTTCCCTACGGATCGCCCCCCGGCATGCCCCACCCGGCCCCCCAAAATCGATTCGCCGTTTATAGTCTACTACCCTCCCCCCATACGAAATTCCCTAAAAGCGGTCCGGTAAAGTTAAAACCCCGTAAATTTTGTAACTACTTTAGCGGTATCTTTTCTAAGGTAGCCCGTCCCGTAGAGGGTCAGCATAAAAAAGTCCAAAACGTAGCGTAACGTCCCGTAATAGTTTAGTTTATTTAAGTTTAGGTGTTCCGTATTTTTAAGCGAAATCCATAAAAGACTTGCCAGTATATTCCATTTCAGCGATATGCCACCACTACCCCCAAGGACAAGCTGTCTTTCTAACTAACTATTTTTATTAGATATAAAAAATTTCAGTGCCAATCTCCCACAGGCGTGATACCCACCACTCTAACCAACTATATTCCATTTGAGCGATATAGTCCAATTATCACAAACATCTTGCCTTTCTGCTAATTCTTGGTATTATTGCGGTACACTTAAACAAGGAGGGACACCATGGGCTTGCATAAAAGATTATCTTGTATAGCACAAAAGAACCACGACGATGCGCTGCTAAGGATACCATCCATTATTGGCTTGTACGACATGATAAATTCAGGATTGCCGGAATGTGCTAAACTATACACAGACCTTGAAGGAATCCGAGTTATCTACAGTATGGACAAGTTCGACTCAAGATTCATCTGGCTGGAGGTTGAGCGTCTTTTTGAAATAAGAGGCGTAGACCTTGACATCTTATACGAATCCCGAGACAAGAGCGAAATCTACATTTCGACACCGTACTACTTTGACAAGCGTAATATTTCACTTGCGCTGATCTTTAACCTAACAAATGCGTGTTCACCAATAATTCGGCAAAAGGTTGTCGATGAGGTTATCGGATACACATGCCATTAATACAACGAACATAGCCCTTGCATTTATATCAAGTTATGGTATTATAGCGGTATCTAACACAAGGAGGGGCTAACCATGATAACCAGATTTATCCAGTACATAAAATGCAACTGGCTACCACAGCCACCTATAGGATTTCACCACGGAGAATGTGACCTTGTACGAAGACTAGGCCAGCAATCAGAATTAATCCGTTGCAAACATTGTGGGCGTCTATTCGCAATCAACCACGATGTCCGTGTCGTACTGCCGTGGCATTGTGTGCGGAATTTTTACAAGGAGGCCAAATGCAGATAACAATAGAGTCCTCAGTTCAAGGTTACTGCCATACCAGAATATCCGGTTCCTGCTCAGAAGATGTAACGGTTAGCGACATAGAAGAACGGTTCTACGATCCCTACTTTGGCGGGAGAAACGCTTGGGTTAGGGATGGTAAGTTTGGAGTTATAGTGCATAACGATTAAGGAGGATAAATGAAACACTGTTTAATTATCATAGCCTTGCTTCTGGCCCTTTCGTTCGGTGTGGCGGCAGATATGACCAAAGATGAACAGGCCGCTGTAATCAAGCTGTTAAACTATAAAAAACCTTCAGACAGAATAACCATTGGAAACTACCGTGACGGTACAGCTAAGTGGGCTGTCTTTATGCACGGATGTAAATGTGCTGAAAAAATCGAGTGGCACGGCATAGGTGACGATCTACCAAAAATAGTTGATGAAGGCATAGCTGTGTTTGAAAAAATCAAATGCGAATAGCGGAATGTAATTAAACAAACCTCTTGCATTTAAGCGTAGATGTGGTATTAAAGAGGTATAACTTAATTCGGGAGGCAACCATGCTTACAGCAGCCATAATATACCTTATAGCAGGAATGATAGCGTCATTCTTTATTTTTAGGAAATCCCTTAAATACGGAATAACAATGAGTATTCCAGCGGTTTGGTTTATTGTTGTTTTGTGGCCGCTTGCTATAACCCTGCTATGGGAAGATAAAAAATAAGGAGGCTACCATGACCTTAGACGAACGCAAGATATTAGCCGTAACAGAATCCATGTTGGTGTGGGATAGGATAGCAAGTATCGGAGGTACTAAGTGCGAGGCCATAGATGCTCTGGCTGAATCAGGTCTACTTGGCTTTCATGTATATGATTACAACTGCCCGTTGTGCGAAGAGTTTAGGCACAACGAAGATAGCGAGGTGGATTGGTGGGAAGACGAGGATCAATGCACTAACTGTCCTTGGCCAGGTGAAGGACAATGCAGATGCTGCGATGAAGGCTCCCCATTCAGGGAATGGGATAATGCCGATTCGGACGACGAAGCCATGGCCGCTGCTGGCAAAGTCTTTAAGCTTTTACACACTATGCCGCTTTAAGGAGGCCCAATGCAAATCGAAATAGAACGTATGCCCAAAATGTCCTTTGAAGACTTTGCAGACCAGCACAACCTAACTCTACGTATCAAAGAGTTATCGGACGGTTCATTCCGCGCCTCACTCCACCACTCCCTTGGTCAGTGTTCAGTGATTGTAGCTTCTGGTGTGGAAAAGCCTAATATAATGTCAGCTATCAACAACCTTGCCTCTTCTATATCTGGCACGTCTGTTCTGGTTGGCATTGATAGAGTGTCTGTTCCGCGCCTGTTAGTTAAGGGTACATACGACGAGGACTCTGGAGTTGCTGTCCAGGGTAAAAGAAAATAGGAGGAAGCTATGGAAGAAGGCAAGTGGTATAAGTGTATTGAGACAGGTTCTGGAGTTAGTAAAGGTAGCTACTACCAGTGTGTTGAAAAGAACGCTGGCCACAATGAAGATTTCTGGTCTGAATTTACATCTGTGTATGGCGAAAACGAGTCTGCATACAACCGCCGTTTCGACCCCACCCCCCACACCCGCACCACCTTCCCCAACATGCCCAATCTAATAGAGCGTGTCAGCAAGATAGACCCTGCTGCTGCTGAGTGGCTGGAGTTTGGGGATCATTCGGACATTGTATTTTGCACAGAGACAAGCCATTTCGACGCTGTTTTTATGTGGTGTACGTCTCCGCAAGGCACACAATATTGGCAAAATATCGACAGATTACTTAATAAGCAAGACGAGCAAAGGAGCACCCCAATGCAAAAAGAGTACGAGTATAAAGCCACCGAACATGCCAGCATAACCCCCTCCAAGATAGCCAAGTACAACCCATGCAGCTCTGACTTCGGAGAGGCCGTTAAGTGGTATTACCGATCCGGCGCTGACGAAGTGTATGATTCAGTAGTTGTATCAAAGCTCGTACAAGACAAGCGCTTCTCCTGGCTGAACTGGCTATCAGAAAACACGCCGTTCGTTAAGCGTACTGAGAAGAAGGCGTTTAGGTTTGGGCCGGAAAATCTAAGAATAGTATACCGCGAGGGAGGCAACGCAGTTATCGAGATACGTGGAACTGAAACGCCTACTTGGTGGAGCGTTATTAACCTCGTACCAAATATGGAAGCATCGATTATAGGCTCATGTGGCAATCTCCCCGTACAAATGGACGGCGACAAGATAGCGATAAAGTAGGAGGACAGTATGAACAAAGAAAAACTATACGATAAAGAGATAGCGCCAAAGATAATGGAGATAGCCAAATTCTGTGAAGATAACGGCTTGAGTTTCGTATGCGCCGTAGAATATGCCCCAAACAAAATAGGCCGTACATTAGCTATGAAAAATCCTGGCCTCGAAATGGTAATGATAAACCACTGCGCCAAAACAGCTCCGAATATCGACTCATACATGATTGGGCTTTTGCGTTATGCAAAAGACAATGGGATAGACACAGGGCAAAGCATGTTCTTGCGTATGATGGAGTCAGCATGACCATCTACGACGAACTCCTACTATTAGCTTTTTGGGATCAGGTTTTCTATCCTATTGGCAAGAGAACCTTCGTGCATTTTCGGTATATGTGGGAATAGGAGGTAGTACATGGTCTACTGGTTAATTCTCGCACTGGCTGCTTCTGTGGCTGTAGGGTTTTTTGTGTATTATATACTTTGTGGTGGATGTGAATAATGCATGATAAGCGGCCAAGCCATCGGTAATGGGCAGGTACGGTTCAGTGATATGGTGGTGCCAGAAGCATCTCGTACCAGCCAGCCACTTTTAACAAACGTAATGACCATATTTACGGCCCCCAATAGTTTCCAAACAAACATCTTGACAAATAACAAACACCGCGTTATATTATAGCCGTCTTGGTCATGGTTGTAGTTGTTCGGTCATGGTTCCCTCCTTTCGGCAAAGCCCACTTCTCATTCAGAGGGGTGGGCTTCTGCTTTTTGCGAATTAATTGACAATTAGCTTGACGCAGCGGTAGTATTGAGGTATCGTCTGTCATACAAATAAAGGAGGCGGCTATGGATATAGTCAGAAACATTAAAGTTCCTACAGGAAACATTGTTGTTGGGCGTGGCGAAAAAGGACTTCTTGAATTTCTCTCCATAGGAGACTACGGCAGGGATAAGAATGTTAAAGCAGATTTCCTTGGCCTGACAAGAGATATCGCAGGAGTTCCCAACGGTGACATTATGCCGTTACAGGAAAAATGGGTTGTGACGATATCAACTCAATACGGCTGTTCTATGGGATGCAAATTCTGTGATGTTCCGAAGGTAGGTCCAGGAATAAACGCTACTGTTACTGATTTAAGAAACCAAGTTGTAAACGCCCTAAAGCTGCATCCAGAGGTAATCTCGACAAAGCGCCTTAATGTCCATTTCGCAAGGATGGGTGAGCCTACATTTAACCGCAATGTTATAGCGTTTGCAAAAGAAATGCGGAAAGTTTTGCGCCCATTCATTGGCCGGTCGCTTATCCATCCTGTAGTATCAACAATGCTTCCGAGAAGAAACAATAACGTCATGGAGTTTCTTAACGAGTGGACTATAGAAGTCAAAAACGAACTGTTCCGTGGCGATGCAGGGTTGCAATTCTCAATAAACTCTACGTCTGGTTCGCAACGCGAAGAGATGTTTAACGGTAAATCGTTATCATTACATGAGATTTCTCAAATTGGAAAAGCCCTGATAGACCCAATAGGGAGAAAATATGCGCTCAACTTTGCACTTGCAGACGGATATGAGGTAGATGCTGAAAAGCTTTATGCCTTGTTTAGCCCAAAGAAGTTTATGGTAAAGTTAACACCAATTCATGCAACTTCGTCATGCACTGAGAATAGCATCCAAACATCTGGTGGGTATAATGATTTCACGCCATACAAGGATACTGAAAACAGATTAAAGGCAGTAGGGTTTGACGTTATAGTTTTTGTTCCGAGCTATGAAGAGGATTTGGGAATGATTACTTGCGGTAACGCTGTTCTGTCTGGCCGCAACCCAATGACTGAATACACCGATCTTTTTTAGGTAGTATTGAGGTATGTGTGGAGAAACTAAACAAGGAGGATTTATATGGACAAGGTTATTCGTAACGGAAAGGTAGCGATACTATACTCTCCAGGTTACGGCGCTGGATGGTCAACATGGAATGATGAGTATAAGGACTTCCTTCTGTTCGACCCTGATATCGTGGCTGCTGTGGAAAATGGAGACTTGCAGTTGGCTGAAGATTTGGCAGAGAAAAAAGGCAAACAGCTTTATGGCGATGGTGACTATACCTGCGTTCTTGGTGCGCGCGATCTAAAAATAGCGTGGGTAGAGCAAGGCGAAGCATTTGAAATAACTGAGTATGATGGCTATGAATCATTGCATGTTATTTCTGGCAATACATACAAAACAGCCTGACATAATTGGATAAAACAATGCGACTACTAAAATCCGAACAAGACTTCGCCACCTACCGCAAGCGCTTCCCGGCACACGGCGTCCTACCTATCACGCCACCAGCGGAATATCCGTGTTACGCTTACGAGGTTACTCCGGTTTATGGGTGGCAGTACGAAGAAGACGTTCCGGCTTATCTTTATATGGGTGATCTGGATAGGATGCTTACTAAGGTAAAGGAGGGTGCGTAATGGGTAAAAGTATTGAGGTAGTTATAGACATCAATGATTTTATAAAGCCGCTTGAATATCCAGATTGGGAAGCTACCGTTAAAGAACGTTTAGCACAAGCTGGAATACCTATCTCATATGAAACAGGAGAGTATGTATTGAGCGGAGTTATAACAAGACTTGACGATCCGTGCGATTTCTCAAAGACCAAGTATGTTTGGACGCCAGAATAGGGAGGGTGTATGACCGGCTACCACGTAACCACATCCAAGAAACTAAAAAAGTACGAAGCAACAGGCGGCATCCTACCTCCAGTTCGTTTCTGGCCTAACCAATACACAGCAGCTAAGTGGGCCAAACGTACCATGCGCGACGTTATCTTACGCATAGAATGTAACGAGTCGTTCCCGCTACCAGACCATAAACCGGCACGATGGACTAACGAGTTTGTTAAAAATTATGCAAAGGAGTAGCCAATGACTTACGAAGAGTTTGAGGAAATCATGGAAAGCGATTTCAGTTACAACAAGACAAATGATTGTCGCATTTTTCTTGGGCTGTGCATAATCAGAGAGTTCTTGCCAACGGCTGGTATCGAAGCAGCATCTCACGATATAGTTTTCTCAGTAGGAATAGACGAACTTCTCAAAGCCGGTATAACCAAGGAAAAAGCTGGTGATCTTCACCGTTTTGGTTGGATGATAGATGAAGACAGTTTAGCACACTTCGCTTAATGGGAGTAAGCTAATGAAAATCAGAGACACACATATAAGATTGCCGCACGACGCTGACCACGCTGAATACAGTTCAGGGATAGATATTGTTGCAGATGATGGACGGACATTGTTCTCAATCAGAATGGTAGATAAGCGCACAATAGAAGTTACGGCAGGATTAGTATGCAAACAGGACAACGCGCTAATTGATGACGTTTTTCAGATACGCCCTGTTTCGGTAAACAGAATACAGATTCGGCGCGATCTATACAAGGAGTAGCCAATGGTAGACGTAGCAGTAAAAAAATGGCGCGACAAAGGTAACCATCTTCCAAGGTTCATGCGCGATTTCCACGACCAGAAAGAACTGTTCAAGGCTATCCACGACCTAACAGCTCATGAAATTAAAGACAGACTTGGATGGGTAGACGCGCACATATACACTATCGATATGTTCTTGTGGTTCATGGCTCGGCACGGATACACATTGCAGCGGTCACGCAAAAGGATGGACTTTGAAGACTTGCATCATAACGTGGAGCGGTGCAATGAAATACGCAGTAACGAGCTTTTTAAGATGCTAAATAAGGAGTAGTCAATGGACCCCTCCCACAAAGTAACAATAACAATAACCGGCACCTACCCTCACGGCCAGAACCAGCACATCTCAGTTGTCATCAACGGTGACGGAACCGTATCGCACATGCTCAGTTCGTTCCGCGCTGCTATGGTGGCGGCTGGATTTCATTATGATACTGTGGAAGAGTCTATACCGCATGATGACTATGTCCGTAACGAACCAGACATACAACTTCCACAAGCTGAACCGAAGTGGGTAGTTAATGACATTGGCGAGCTTGGCGTTTTCGTTAATGGCCAATACTATTTTCTATATAAAGGCGAGTCGCTCCAGTACGAGACAGGGCTGCACGATAACGGGTTGCCAATGTACGTTAGGCCGGTTGGCAAGCGTGAGTTCGGTGAAGTTTGCTGGCCTTACGAGGCTATAATTGATGGTACGCTACAAGCACCATATACAAAAGGAGATGGGTGGGTTACGCTTCCACCGAGCAAAAAGGAGGTAGAATGAAAACTAAAACCCAAGTTAAGGCCGAGTTCCTAACCGACCTAAACAACCTTCTCCTAAAGTACAGCGCTGAGATTTCAGCAGAAGACCACTGGCAAGGTTATCCTGAGTGCGGCGAGGATATACGGATTGAGATAGAAATTCCAGGCGTATGGGATAATGACGGAGAGTGCGTGTCTGAGGATTGCTGTATTGACCTTGGCCGGTACGTTACTGGTTCGCCAAAGGAGGACTAAATGGAATTAGTTACGCGCCAAACAAGAGCCAACACTGCCGCCGCAAGATGGAGGGCTTATGCACGGAGTATTGATGTACGCAATAAGCTTATTGAGTTAGGCCCTACTCCGAATCCAGATGATGTAGATAGGATTGCAGGAGAGGGGTGGACCGATGTTCCGCATTGCGATGAGTGCGGAGAAGATGTCGGAGTGGTTGTCATGGTTGGAGAGTCACCTGATTTTGAAAGCAGTACTGCGTATGTGTGCAAGGAGTGCATTTTACGTGCGCTAACCTTAATTAACGAAAAGGATGACTAAATGGAATTAGTAGCCAATCAAAAGAAACATCCGACTTGCGACGAGTGCGGCGACGTAGTAGACGAGGTTATCGGCTTCGAGAACGCATACGCTAAGGACGATTTTTACGTGTGCGGGAAGTGCCTGTCTAAAGCGCTGGATATGATTTGGGCTAAGGAGGACTAATGCAAACCGAACCGGAACAAGATATGTGGGATTGCCTTGGGCTGCTGTTTGACGGCTTGCCAAGGGAGGAACTGGCTGGCCAGAAGGAGGAAAGCTAATGAAAATGCAAGATGCTATTAAAATTATAGACGATGCAGAAAAACAGGGGTTCATGGTTTCCTTTGAGCACGCCAAGGGAGGGATGCTATTAGGTGACTACTTTCCAGATAAGCATGCTGGAGAGAAGTTAATTGAAAGTGAGGAAATCGCGTGGCTGCTTGCACGGCAGTTCGCGGCAAAAACACGCGGCAGATGTGTAAATATCTATGTTGTTGACGTAAACTTTAATCCCGTTAAAGGATACATAGAGCGCATCATAAGAAACAGGTAGTGCCGCCAGATTAATTTAATCCGAGGTCCGATCAGCCGGGGCTGTGAAGTCAGGTGATTCGGTTAAGCGCCTTCCAGTTTTGGTTGGCGCTTTTCGTTTTTACGCACCAGAGAAAGGCTGGCCAAGGGGTAACAGGTTGTAACCGATTGCCAGTGCCGTTACTAAATAACGTTACGCGTAACGCAGTATGATTAAGTATACAGTCCGTAAACCACTGATATTATTAGCTATACAAAACGGTACCTTAGCTCCCGAAAAGTGCATTTTAGGCCCTTAATGAGACAGTGAGACACTTTTGCTAAAATAATGTTACATTTGTAAATTCGTGATATTAATTGGCAATAACGCAATTTCTTGGTAAAGTTTCACAATTTCTATTGACAAGCACTTTTTTCTGTGGCCTCTTATAAACAACAGACAGCATCCCAATAAAGCGTTCCTCAGCTTCTCTCCCTTACGTAGTCTGTTATTCCCTAACGGGCTTCACGTTGTTACGCCCTCTGTCCTACTTACCACACTTACCTTGGCTAGGAATTCAATGAGCTGAGTAACGCTAACGCACTTCGGATCGTACAACGCACGGACTCGGGACACGTAAGGATAGGAAGGCTTTTGTTTTTCTGAGCCAAACCGCCGTTTATATTCTGAACGTTATTCATTACTTTTCAGGGGGTGTCAATGTTTTCAAGCGGCGACCATCCAGAAATAAAGGTCAGTTCCAAAAAGAATAAACGCTCAAAGCGCAAGACAGAGTGCAGCGTACTACGCTCCAAAACAGGATGCGGTTGCTGCGGTTCTCAAAACGTTGCAGAGCAAGGCGTTGTTTATTGCACTGAGTGTGGCGCAGAGGCCGAGTATTTGACACAAGGCAGCTTCTGGTTTAGGAAGTCAGTTGAAGAGCGTCTATGCGGCTGTGGGGATGCTTTCTGGCACCATAGGACAATAAGTGTAGGTAAGTGCCTTGACTGTGGCGCTGTGAGTAGTGACGCCCTTTGTCCGAATCACGGTAACGGTCGCGGCCATCGTTGCTGGAAACACTGGTCTGGTTCTGTTTACTGCAAGTCGTGCGGCTACCGCAAGCAATAATACCTCATTACTACCTCACAATTTCATTGACAATTACCAAAGTTTTTGTGTATAGTCTAAGCATGACTAACACACTTTAACTTTATGGAGGAAACAATGAAACGATTCTTTTTGGCAGCAGTGGCAATCGCTATCCTGATTTCCTGTACCGACGCAGGCAACGCACTGAAGGTTCTGCAATCTCAGGGTTACAGGAATATCACGATTACAGGGTACGGCTGGTTCGGGTGTAGCGACGATGATTTCTACCAGACGGCGTTTACTGCTACTGGCCAGAACGGACAGCCAGTAGATGGTGTTGTGTGCCAAGGTATATTTTTGAAGGGCGCTACGGTTCGCATGAGATAGGAGGCTTTATGAGCGACAGACACGTATTAGCAGAAGATGACGATGGCCACTGGTACGTTATTCCGAGATCGCGGCTCAAGGACTTCTATAATTGGTTATCAAGCGACGAAGCTGAGATGGGTAGCCAGCCGGATTGGGCTGAGATGGTTGGCGGTTCTCCGAGTCTGGTTAGTTTTGTTGAGTTTGAGATAGAGTGAGAAAGGAGGCTTGCCATGAAAGACAGATCAGAACGCAACTACAGAGTAGCGGAATGTTGCGAAGATTGCGAATACGGAGAGGAAGAGTACAATTCAGACATGGATATCTATGTGCACGTCTGTACCGTTGATGGACGCAAGACAGCTCCTTGGAATGTGTGTGATAGCTTTGTGCATATGTTATGGGCAAGCGCATAACGACAAGGATTACACATGGACGAAGCCCCACGCCACAAAAAGAAAGCGACACGCGGTAACTTTCCTGTCTATTACAGATTAGATAAGCGCAATCCAAAATCTAATTATTTCTTTCAGTGCTTTGAGCGTGAGTGGTCAGTGCATGGGTGGTACGAGGACGAAGAAACAGCGGCTACGGCTTGCTCTGCACTGAATATGGAGTCAGATATTTTTGAGTATAGTACGGAGGTAAAATGCACGACCAAAAACGAATAGACCAAGTGTTAGACGCGATCCGGTTAGTCTGGAACAAATACCCTGACAGGCGGTTAGGGCAGATACTTTCTGGGGCAGCTGTTGGAGTTGGGTGGCACGACACGGACTTGTTTTATCTGGAGGACGATAAGCTGTTGCAGGGTTTGATTGAATATGATGCGGCGTATTAGGAGGTAATGTATGTTTCTTTATATAGTGTTGGCGTTTATTGCTATAGACGGCTTGCTGTGGTTCCTATCCGGCGATGAGAGATGCAAGATGAGTTTGTGGTGCGTAGTTATTCCTGGTTCTGGATTCTACGCATTTTACAAATCGCGTTGTAATAAATCAAAAAATTGATTATTAGCTTGACAAAACGGTAGGTTGGCGGTATTATCTATCCAAGATGAAAGGCAAGCAATGGACGGATTGGCTGGATACATATTCGTAGCATCGCACGTTGTAAGTTTAACAGTGATGTTTCTGGTTATTGTCCATGCTCTGTACAGCGACTACAAAATTAGAGTGTTGGCAGAGGGTAGGGCCAAGATACTTATCGCGGAGTATGAGAAGGCAACAAAGATAATGATTGAAATGTACCGTAATTCGCAAAGGGAGGCTCTATAAAATGACCAGGGACAAATTAAAGTTGGCTGAAGACCTCAGAGAACTGATTGACAAGACAGAGAAGGCTGTTGTGGCGCTGGAAAACTGGATTCTTAGGTCAGATAAGAGACTATCTTCAAATGACTGCGCTTACGGTGTTGACAGAAACTACTTTCTTTGCATCTCGGAACATAGCGACGGCTCTGGAAATAGTGCTGTTCTAACGCGATGCCTTGGGAATACAGAGGTAATTAAGTTAATCCACGATAAAGTAGCAGAACAACTTGAAAAGTATAAGTTTGATTTTGAATCACTATAGGGAGGCACATCAGTTTATGCCAACTAACCTTTACAGCCCAGGCCAAAAGATTCTCTCCAAAGATGGCCGCGATAATTGGGACGCGATATTCGGAACAGTTAAGGAGCCGCAAGCAGTGCTGAACTGGACTAAGTGTAGCGTATGTGGCTCTAAACATCTTCAAGGTACGATGTGCCATAAGTGTTACGGGCCTACGCAGCGTGACCGATTCTGGTTCGCACAAGATATTAAGGAGTAAGCTAAGTGGCTACAAAAAAGAAAACCAGCATCACCCTATCCCAAGAATGTATAAACCTACTCGCCAAACTATGCGAGTCTAACGGTCTGAGCCGGTCGTCGATGATTGAGGTGCTGGTGCGGGCTGAGGTGAAACGAGAAGGCGCGTAACTGAATTGTAAGCCAGCGCAAGGAGGCGTCAAAATGAAAACCGTGGAAGAACTTATAAGCCAAATCAACGCGGCAAGCATTTATTCTCCACACTACGCAGAAGATGAGATTGACATGGATGGCGCTGTAAAGGTTGCTAAAGTTGATTTTGACGAACACCGTTGGTATGTCATCGGAACTGTTGTATTTAAGTATGGCGACGAGTTCTTTGGTGTGCGTGGACCAATATCGCTTAAGTCTGAATCGATGGGCTACGACGATGTTGGGATTAGGTGTGATGCGTTTGAGATGGAGGCTGTTCCATCGGTGACATATAAGTGTAAAAACTGATAGCTGCCAACCAATGGTGCGTAGCTGAGTTGGCACAGCGCTTGACTGTTAATCAAGAGATCGAAGGTTCGAGTCCTTCCGCACCAGCCAAACAAAAACTATATGTTATCCATCAACATCTCATTAAACAATCAAATATCTGTGTATAGAACTGTGGACGCAAAAAACGTTAGAATAGATGAAGAGTTATTCAGACAATGCAAAGCAGATTCTATTGATGACAGGTATAAACTTTACACACACCTAATGTATATAAAATATATTGAAGGTTGCATGTGTTTTCTGTCATGTGCTTCAGAACATGGTGATGGAGACAGCGTTACAATTAGCAAGGCAGACCTGAAGAGGATTGCCGCAACTTTGTACGAGACAAGGACTTATGGTTAGATGTTATTCAGCCGGTGTAGTGTAATGGTAACACAATGTGCTTTGGGAGCACAAATCGCCGTTTGAGTCGGACACCGGCTACCACAATATTAGGTTAAACGAGAATGTGTGGAACGATAGGGGGTGTGAACCATGTATATCGTTGTGGACGAAAAAGGAAAGCCTCTTGAATTGTGCTTACGCGAGGATCTTCCTGGCGGCGGGGTTTTGATGCACGGCGATCGCGCAACCTGCTTTAAAACCTATCAAAAAGCCAGCGCAGCAAAACGAAGATCGCGTGTATTTGAGGAACGAAACAACTACGCATGGGGATGCAAAATGTGGCGTTTAATGAAATTGATCGATGGCCCGTAACGACAAGAATTGCGGCTATATGTTATTCATCAACATCTCATTAACCTCTTCGTCACTGATACCCAAGTATCGCATAGTAACCCCAGGATGCGAATGACGATACCGCTTAGAAATGACCTCGTAGGAAACTCCGTGAACGGTACGCTGAACCATCCCGAAAGTCTTCCTGAGACTATGCGTACCGAAGTTACCTACCAGCCCCACCTTTTTACACCAGCCTTTAACCAGAGAGGTTACATACGGAACGGTCAGCGGAGAGTTACCTTTTCTGCTGCTGAACAGGAACTTATCATCATCGGGCATGGTTTCAAGAAATCTAAGGACGGCTTCTCGCGTGACCTCATTCATCATTAACACATTCTTTTTACTGGTCTTTTTCTCTTTAACTATTATGTACTGTCCAGGCAATAGATTAACCACATCTCGCACTCTTAACCGGAGTACATCGGAGATTCTTAGGCCGTTGTTTATTGTCAATACGAACAAGAGGTAGTCGCGTGGGCTGGATCGGAGCAGGTCTTTCAGGAGCGGAATGGCATCGTAGGGGATGGGTTGGACTGTGATGGTGCTGCCTTTTTTGGGATGATTCGGGTTGGGCATGGTTGCCTCCTTGGTTAATGTTAAGTTTAATGTACTGATAGTTGGGATTGGTGTCAAGCAAAATAATTGGGGATGGGGCAAATGAGTGAAAACGCCTACAAAGAGTTTTTTGAATTGACCATACTCATGGAGGAACTTGAGCGTATAGAACAATGGTTATTCGATGGCTGGATACCGAACGAATTAACAACTCAAAATCTTGATGCTGACTCAGAACTGGCAGCGTGCCAAGCGAGCGTTTACAGAAAGATTATAGGTATCAAAAGGGAACTTAGCGATGGATGAATTAAAACCGTGTCCGTTTTGTGGGAGCGGCGCAACTTGCATCGACGATTACTGCGAAGGGTGGGAAACATACTATACTGTTCAGTGCGACAACGGAAAGTGTATGATTGATATTGGGTGGCATGAGACACCAGAAGAAGCAATAGCTATGTGGGATCAGAGGGTAGATAGTATATGCGGAATAAAGACGACTATTAACTTCAGTGGAGATTTAAAGGTCGAAGGATACTGGAAGAAGTGGACAACTGAAGACGAGTTCACTTGTATAAAATATACAAGGAGCGGGCTTGTTTATCTGACAGACCCTGACGGAAAAAACGTAACTGTTCCTAAAAGAAATTGTAACGCGCTGAAATAGCAAGGATTAAATGGACGAACCAATTAATAACGAGGCAATTAAAGAGCGGCTGAAGGAGCTGAAGCGGAAGAAGCTGGAGCTGTTGAAGCAGCAGGCCGCTTATCAGCAGGATAACCTTATTGAGTTTTTTAACAATCCAGAGCGGCCACTAATTTCAGGAAATTTTCTTGTCCCGAATCCTAAACAATCTCAGCTTATAGAAGCGTTTAAAAGTCAACGATATCGGGTATTTACGTATACGGGTGCGAACCGTTGTTTGCACGGAGATACGTTAATATACGATCCTGTCAATACAGTCAGTAGACCGATAAAAGAGATTGATTCGGACTTCCATGTTCTGTCTTGGGATGGTGAAGAGCTTGTAGCAGCCAGAGCATTGCAGCCATTCATGACAGGCACCGATGAGTTCTGCCGGGTTGAGCTTGATAGCGGCAACGCGTTTGAGGCTTCAGAGGGGCATGAACTGCTTACAGAAAATGGGTATGTTAAAGTTTCCGAAATAGAGATAGGCAGCAAACTCGTTACTGGAGCAAGAATAAAGTCTGTTGAAAAGTGCGGGACAAGAGATAGGTGGGATATTCACGTACCGCTATACAACAACTACTACGCCCAAGGAGCCGTGCATAAGAATTGTGGCAAGACCACGATTTGGGCAATAATTGCAATATGTTGCATGGCTGGTAAGTGGCTGTGGAGCGGCGAACCTATTAGGTTTTCTCATAACAAGCCGAGGAAAATAAGAGTAATCGGGCAAGGTTGGTCGAGCCATATCAAGACAGTTGTGGTTCCAGAGCTTTGGAAATGGTGGCCGAAGAACAGGCCGTTGGTAGGCGGCAAGCCTAAAAAGAATAATGATGGCGTTGAGTACTTTTGGGAAGATGCGATTACTGGCAGTACTCTTGAGATCATGAGCAACAAACAGGAATCAGAGATGTTTGAAGGCTGGTCTGGAGACGCTTGCATTGAAGAGAACCAGCGCGTCCTAATGAGCGATGGGACATGGAAACCAATCAAAGATGTTATTGTTGGCGACGAAGTGTGGACTGTTAATAGCTGCAATCTTAGGTCAAAAAACACTGTCAGCAGGGTTATTAATCGTGGCGTTAGAGATATTATAAAGGTTAACCTTGTCGGAGGCAAGACCATATTATGTACTCCAGATCATGAGATTTATGTAAGAAACCCTGAGTGCGTAAATAATGATTGCAGAAGTATAAAGGTAGAGGCCAAGGATTCCGTTGGACATCGGGCGTATTGCCCGCTGGTTAATACCGACCCAGGCGCAGCAGATGATTTTTTTAATGTGTTCGATGGACTACCGTTCATACTTGGCGCGTTTATAGGAGATGGATGGTCCCATGTTAGCGGAGTCAATGGCGACAACAACTATGTATTTTTTGCATCTGGCGATGGATGCGTGGTCGAATATTTCAATGAGTGTCTACCAGGGCATTACAAACTTGTTCATAGAAAGAAGTATGATTACGCTTTGTTGCCAAACAATGGACTTATAGGCAGTTTTATATCTTCATTGGGATTGATAGGTAAGAAGGCTCATGAAAAGTTTATACCGCAGCAAGTATTCAAATTAAGTAAGAAAAACAAGTTGGAGTTTATACGTGGGCTGTTGGCAACTGATGGATGGGTAGTCGATGGAGGCATAGGATACGCTTCAACGTCTGAGCGCTTAACAAGGGACTTCGGGTTGCTGCTTGATAGCTTAAACATAAGTAGCACGATACAGTTCAAAAAAAGCCAGAAGGAGGGCGTGTGGCGCGACCAATGGTTTCTATGCCTTAATAAGTCTGCATCGGTCATTAGGTTTTTTAATGAAATAAAATACGTGCCAGGAAAGGATATAGCTAAGGCTTTTCGTAGGGCAAAACTCGCCTACCTTAATAATATTGCAAGAACCGTTAAGCATAATGGCGGTATGGCTAACGAGGATTTCAGGGTATGTGAAAAGACTTTTCGCAGAAGTGTTCAATACAAAAGGGTTAAGTCTGTTGTTCCGGCTGGCACTGCGAGAGTATACGACCTGACTGTAGAAACCAACCATAACTTCATATGTGAGGGAATCCTCGTTTCAAATTGTGTCTATGATGAGCCCCCAAGGAGAGACATCCGCGTAGCAGCAGCGCGTGGCCTCATAGACCGTGGCGGTTTTGAACTCTACGCCTGTACCCTGCTCAAAGAAGCGTGGGTAGCACAAGAGATTATCAAAGCACGGCTACCAGACGGCAGACCAGACCCGTCAGTTTACAACGTACACGCCACCATCGAAGACAATATCGGCTACGGCATCACCAGAGAGAACGTAGACCAGTTCGCCAAGATGCTAACCGAAGACGAAAAGGACGCACGTTTAAGAGGCGTACCGTCCTACATGAGCGGCTTGGTGTACCCGCAATTCCAGCGCGACATTCACCTCAAGCCACGTTTCCGAGTCCCTCTAGACTGGCCAGTAGACATAGCCATAGACACCCACCCCCGCAAGCCCCACTCCGTCCTATTCATGGCCACCTCACCGCGAGGATTCAAGTACTGCATACATGAGATCAGAGAGCACGGCGACGGCAAGTCCATAGCAGAGTCCGTAGTCCGTTTAGTCCAGTGGGGAGTGTACCGTGTCAATAAAGTTATCATCGACCCCTTATCGAAAGGAGACAGCAACGAGACAGACACGACCTTTGAGAAAGCGTCAGACGTATTTGCTCGGCACGGCATGTATCTGGAAACCGCAAGCAAGAACAAAGACGCCGGAATTTTATCAGTAAAAGAGTACTTAAAGTCAGAAAATAATGAAGCTTCTCTTTTCTTTTTCGACGACCTAGTGTATACTATTAAGGAAATCGAGGGTTTAATGTGGGAGGTAGACCC